ATGAGTTTAGTTTTAGGTCTGGTGTAGCGCAAGACTCTGACGGCAACTGGATGACGGTCAATTCTGTTGGGCCAGTGTTTACAGAATACACAGATGAAGATGGTAAGGTGCAAACGGTTGACGCACAGACCACAGCGTACCGTGCTCGTATTGACGCTGATGCGGCTGAAAAAGCAAGGGCTGCTCGAACAACACTGTTGGCAGATTCTGATTGGACGCAAATGGCTGATACCGCTTTAACCACAGAAAAGAAAGCGGAGTGGGTTACATATCGCAAAGCACTCAGAGACTTGCCAACTGCATCAGGATGGCCTCATACTCACACCATGCCAACAAAGCCTGAATAATGCCCAAAGATACAACACAAGAAGTAGCACTTACTACGCCCGACATTAACATTCAGCTTCCACAAGCGAAGCCTGAATACAAATCTATGTTGGCAAACATACAGGAAAAAGCTCCTGCAATCGCAAAGGCATCGAGTAATTTCTACAAGTCACACTCCCAGATGATGAGCGTCACGCTTGATGTTACAGCTATTACTCCTATTCGTTCTATCAAGCATAGCTTGGCTGAGATTGAAAAGACTAAAGCAGCCTTGCAAGAGGGCTACTTCAAGATGAAAAAGGAAGAAGTAAAGCTTAAAAAGCTAGAGCGTAAGCTTGAGACTGAGACAGATGATCTTGAGCGTGAAATGCTTGAGGTAAAGATAAACGAAAAGCAAGCGCAGGCGGCAAGCTCTCGTGGCTATGT